AATAGAAATTTTCTATCTCCAGTAGGGTTTCAGTTTGATCTGGAACTCTTTTCGGGGGTAGATTTTTTCTGTCAGTCAGTAAACCTTCCTGATATTACAATGACTGTTGCTGAGATTCCTAACAAGTTTCGATCTATACCTATAGCAGGTAGTGGTGGTGTGCAGTTTGGTGATTTGAACGTTACCTTTCTGATAGATGAAGATCTCAAGAACTACATGTCTATTCAAAATTGGATCAGGGAATTCGGCCTCACAGAAGGTCATTCATCTGGGTTGGATACAAAATCAAGGGGAACCTTACAGGTTCTTACCTCCTCTTTTAATGGAAATTTCTACGTTAACTTCGAAGAACTATTTCCAGTCGGATTGACAGGGGTTACCTTTGATGCTACTCCTGCTGATATTGATTATGTAACTGCAACTGCAACATTCAAATACACAAGATATAAAGTACAGACAGAAACTGGAACTAATTTATGAAATTTGGTGATCTCCTTAATAATTTTGACAAACTAAAAGAAGACTGGGCAGAGGATAGTCGTGTAGACTTTCAATTTAGAAACAAAGAGTACAGTGCCGATCTAGGACAACTGGCACTTGACATTCCCTACCAGCATAATAAATACTTAAACCACTACACTGACATTCAAGCAGTTAAAACTTCATTGGAGTTTGAGATTCGCAAACTCATTAGAGATAAGCGTGAGTACTATGGAGGTGAAGCTGACGCTAAAACTTATGCCAAGAAACCTTTTGGCGGTAAGATATCAACTCAAGATAAGATGAAAGTCTATGTAGAGTCTGATGATGAAGTCATTAATCTAGAAGCAAAAATCAAATACCTAGATCAAATGCTTTATTGGTTGGATCAGGTAATGAAACAAATCTCTAATAGAGGTTTTCAAATCAAGAGTGCTATCGAGTGGGAGAAATTTATTAATGGACAGTAATGACACACCTCTCAGTAAAGAAAAAGAATGAAGTCTATGTTACTATAGATTCTAAAGAAGAACATGTCCACAAAGAACTAGCAGACTACTTCACATTCGAAGTACCTGAAGCAAAATATTTAAAAAAGAATCCAAGATACAGACACTGGGATGGAACCATTAGGTTGTACTCTCCTGCCACTGGTGATTTGTATGCTGGATTATTCACGCATCTAAAAGGGTTTGCCTATGATCGTGATTATACCATGGAACTAAAAAAGGATGACTGGTATGGTCATCCTATTGAAGTAAATGATTTTGTATCACCACGTGGTATTAAAGTCTTTATGGATAAGATCACTCATGTGAAACCTAGAGACTATCAATACGCAGCAGTTTATTCTGCTATTAAGAACAATCGTAAGTTACTACTTTCTCCTACTGGATCTGGTAAGTCTCTTATGATCTATGCCCTCGTCAGATACTATTGCTCCACCAGCAAGAAAACGTTGATCATTGTTCCCACTACGAGTCTCGTCGAGCAGATGGTCAATGACTTCTGTGACTATGGATGGAATGCGGAGGATCATGTTCATAAGATTTATGGTGGGAAAGATAAAGTAACGGATAAACCTGTCATCATATCTACTTGGCAATCGATCTACAAATTTCCCAAGAGATACTTTGACGATATAGAATGTGTCATTGGTGATGAAGCACATTTATTCAAAAGCAAATCACTGACTGGCATTATGACTAAGTTGCATAATGCTAAGTATAGATTTGGTTTCACTGGAACACTCAACGGAACCAAGACCCACAAGTGGGTACTCGAAGGTCTGTTTGGTTCCTGTGATCAGGTAACGAAAACGGATGACCTCATCAAACGTGGTTACCTGTCTAAGTTTAGGATCAAAATCCTGCTTTGTAAACACCCTGCTCAACACTTTGAAACGTTTCATGATGAAATGGATTACCTAGTTGCTCATAAGGGTAGGAATAATTTGATCAAAAATTTAGTTAAAGACTTAGAAGGTAACACTCTAGTTCTCTTTAATTATATCGAGAAGCATGGGGAACCGTTGTTTGAAATCATAAATAATTCTATAGATAAAGATCGTAAGATCTTTTTTGTTCACGGTGGTACAGAAGTACAAGACCGTGAAGAAGTCAGATTAATCACGGAGCAAGAAAACAATGCAATCATCGTTGCGTCCTATGGGACTTTTTCTACTGGTATCAATATTAAGCGTTTGCACAATATCATCTTTGCAAGCCCATCCAAATCACGGATCAGAAATCTTCAATCAATCGGAAGAGTTCTTCGTAGAGGAGAAGGAAAATCATTAGCAACACTCTATGATATCTCTGACGACATCGGCGGTCAGAATTACACCCTCCGTCATTTGAATGAGAGGGTGACAATTTACAACGAGGAAAATTTTAAGTATGAAGTTATTAAAGTAAATCTTACAGCAAGTTAAAAATTATGATGGAAGATGAATTCTACGCTACAATAAAGTTAACAACTGGAGAGGAACTAGTGTCTAAGGTTTCCTACATGCCAGATGATGATAGTCTTGTGCTAGATAATCCTTTGGAAGTTGTACCTGTACAGCAGCAACGATCCCCAGAAATACAAGTCAACGGGTTCGCCCTCCAGGAATGGATTAAGTCAACCTTTGATCAAATGTTTGTACTACCTCGTAAGCATGTTCTTACTATGACTGAGACAGACAAAAAAATAGAGCACTTCTATTTGAAGACGCTCAAGAAAATGCATATGGGTCTGGACAACAATAGGTTTACAAGACAGATGGGTCGTTTAGGGTCTGTACTTGAAACAAAGAAGTATCTAGAGAAAATATATAAGCTACCATCCCCTTGAACCCTTGACAGAGTTAGTCTACTGTTAATCCTGCACCTTGTCAACCCCCCATATTGACAACTGTCCAATTCAATGGTATACTTCTAGTAGTAGCAAGCAATCTATGATATGGCAATGGTAAAAAAGAAAACAGAGTACTACGTAAACAATAAGGAATTTCTAGAAGCGATCACTATATATCGTAACTCTGTTATTGCTGCGAAGGATTCGGGTGAGACCCGTCCTCGTGTGCCGAACTATATCGGTGACTGCTTCTTAAAGATAGCTACACATTTATCATACAAACCAAACTTTGTCAACTACATGTTCCGAGAGGACATGATTTGTGATGGGATCGAGAACTGCTTGCAATACATAGACAACTTCGATCCAGAGAAATCTAAGAATCCTTTTGCCTACTTCACTCAGATCATTTACTACGCATTCTTGAGACGGATCCAGAAAGAGAAAAAACAACTAGAGATCAAGAATAAAATTTTAGAACGGTCAGGATATGATGAAGTTATGCACACTGACACGTTTGAGGGTACAATGACTGGTATGAACCCATCCCAATCAGACATGGGATCTATAAAGGAAAACATCGAAACTAAAATGAACAGATAATGGAACCATATCAAAATGCTATCGTACCAGAAGGTATGAAATTCAGACAGACCCTGCTTGAATTGCTAAGAGAGAAAGCATATAAGCATGGTCAGTTTACTTTATCATCAGGTCAAGAGTCAGAACATTATGTGAATTGCAAACCTGTCACTCTGTCATGTGAGGGCAACGCTTTGCTATCTCACCTTCTGATGGATCTTGTTTGTAAGGATGCTGTTGCAGTTGGTGGTCTAACACTAGGAGCAGATCCATTAGTATGTGGTGTTGCACAGAAAGCATACTATAAATCTAGAAGGCACATTGATGCACTCATCATACGTAAGAATCCTAAAGGGTATGGTACGAAGGAGGTCATTGAAGGACCGAAACCACCTAAAGGATCAGTAGTAACAGTACTAGAAGATGTCACCACAACTGGTGGTAGTGCATTGACAGCAGTAAAGGTACTACGTGATGCAGGATACATTGTGAATCGTGTTGTTACCATTGTTGATAGGATGGACAACCATGCTATATGGTATAACAATAAGTTAGACTTCCAATCATTATTCTTATTAGATGAGGTTGCTAATGCCTAGAGCAATATACAATGATAATTCTATATTGATTAACCTGAATGAACTGGTTGCAGTAAGAGGTGAGGTTCTGTTTAAGGAAGATGATGTATCCATGTCGGAGAATCAAATCAACTTCATAGCAGAACGATTAAGAACCGAGTTGACTTGGGACACATTATACAGTATGGTTGACAGTGCCATACTTCAGTTCTATGATTGTCATGAGCATCCAGAAATCTGGACAGACAAACACTATGGTGAGATTCAACCCGAACCAGGACGTGAGAAAGAACTAAACGAAAGGGAAGCAGAAGCAAAGAAAAGAAAACAGTATTTCGAAAAGAACTTTGAGATGGTTAAATTGGACGGTGGATCTTGGACTATTGATGTTCCTATTAGGAAAAACAAATGACAGAAGATCACCTGCCACCACATCTTAACAGTCTTTGGGAAGACATGGATCGACTCAATGCAATGTATGAAGAACTTATGTGGGATCATGAAGTTCCACTTGAATTTATTGCAGACTACAAAAACAATCGTATTATTATAAAACCTTATGAAACTTCT